GATATACTATATTATTTAATTGGAGTGAGGGTGGAGATGCATTCTATAGATATCGTGATTGGAAAACTGGTAAGGTGCATACTATACATGACAGACCTGGTTGGACCTGTAAGACTGGTTGGTATGGGCCAGGTAAAGAGTCAACATTCCATTGCGCTATGACTAATGAACCAAGATGGAGTATAGCATTCTATGCACGTAATGAGACGATGAGAGATCTAATCATTGATGAAATAGAAAATGACTAAAACAAAACTCATAAAATTTATAAAAGACAACAAACATAAATTTGTATTCTTTAATTATAGAGGTGGAATGGGTGGTGAAACCATTTGTAATCATCTAACACTAACAAATGATTACTTCTATAATGAAACTTTTAAGCAAGATATCATAGATAATAAGTCACACATATTCAGTGCCGAGCTAGATGATGGAGGTTCTAAGCCTGTAACAGATGCTTATGATACCGCAAATAGATCTAGGTTTAGAGATTGGATGTTCGGAGATTGGTTTATGCTACATTCATTATACGATAATTATAATTCTAATAATAATAACCTATGGGATGGTGAAAATATATTTCCACAGTATGATGATGTACATGGTGATAATGAATTTTATGATAAACTATATGAGATATCAGATTCAATAGAACATAGAAATTCAAATCTAGGTGATATCAATTGTATTTTTGGTTGGGACAATAGAATTAATGATGGTAAATGGGACCATGAATGGAAAGATGTAGATCATGAATGCGATGAGGTATTAGAAAGATTTGCTGCACAAGATAAACCTTACTTGATTCGAACACATGGTATAACCCCTTTTATGAAATTTTTAGGTGGTGCAAAGTTTATTGATATTGTTTGTAATGAATGGGAAAGGTATTGTACAAGTTTATCCGAAGCAAAAGTATTTGTTAATCCTATTAAAGGCAAAGAAGAAATAGCCGCTATGGTTAAACAGGTAATACATTGTTGGTCAATTGGACTCGAAGCAATTGGTGTAGATAATAAGAATCAACCAGTGGGTGGAGTGTCACCTATTATAACACATAGCGAGATGGAAGCAGAACTTAAAGAAAAATTTGTTTTAGATTATATAGGTGATGCGGAAGAGATATGTCTTAAGACAATAGGTGTTATAATAGATCCTGAAAAATATGAATTGAATTTAAATACTTTTAAAGATGCAACTGAATTAAATAAATTTGTTCATGCGTTACAAATGTTTAGATCATATCCAAAGATGCTACCTTTTTTTATGAGAGATGAACTTACAAAATGGGATATGGGTGGACCATGGGGAACAAAGATTGAAGAGCCAAATCATAAAGGTGCATGGTGGCAAACAATATATAAGCATGAGCGATGGTGGTATGACATAATTAACCCACAATTATATAATATGCAAGATATGTTTGATGGTGATTGGGTAGAAGAACAATTCGGAATGGATCCAAAACCTATAAGAGAAATGATGGCTAAATGGCATGAAGGCAATTGTAAGTTCTTAGACGATATGCATATTACTAATTATCTTCCTAAGGCACCTTCAAAAGAAGCACAAGATATATACCATACACATCGAATAACGCCGTCATGAATATAGTAACAGTTAAATGGGGTGACAAATATTCTGTTGATGATGTCAATAAATTGTATTATAGTTGCGTAGCTACTACTCATGAGAATGATATTCATTTTTATTGTTATACAGATGATTCTATTGGGTTAAATCCTCATATAAATTGGTTACCTCTTATTGATATGGATCTAGATGGGGTATGGAATAAGTTATCATTGTTTAAGCCGGGTATGTTACCAGAAGGTAAGTGGTTATATTTAGACTTAGATGTAATTATACAAGGTAGATTAGATGAGATCTATATGCAAAATCAGTTTACAATGGTTAAATGCTATTGGAAACCTATAGAAGTTCTTCGCCCTGATTGGGTATTTGAAGGCAGAACTATAAGAGATCATGATATAAACTCTTCTGTTATGTTGTTTCATAATGATGAGAACCATCATATATGGGAACACTTTTGGGAATCACCTGATGATTATATGATGGCTTATCCAGGAATAGATGGGTTTATATATTGTGAAGGCTTTGCCCCTAACAATTATTGGAAACAAGGTAGGATATATTCAAAGTACTATGGAATTAAAGAAGAGTCATGGTATAATCCACCTGATGAGCCTTATTATTTAGAAACAGCTGCAATCTGTTTACTTAACGGACCCCTTAAGATATAAATAAAGCTATAAGGATTGAATATTCAATTATTATAAATAAAGACAACGGTGGTTATATAATCATCACAATAAAATTAGAGCATAGATATGGCTGGTACTGTAGTAAAAATCAAGCAGTCCTCTGTTGCAGGTAAAGTACCTTCAGCGAGTGACTTACAACAAGGCGAATTAGCACTTAACACGGCTGATGTCAAGCTATACTCAAAGAACGGATCAGGAGAAGTCATTACGTTAGCGGCGGGGGCTAGTACGTTTACTCAAACATTTGATATGGGTAACGTTGCTGGAGATGTAATATTAGACGGCGGTGATTATAATGATTCAATTTATGTAACACAGGGTTCATATGACGGCGGGGGAGCATAAGATATGGCAACAATATTTAAGATAAGAAGAGATACGGCGGCCAATTGGGCGTCTGGCAATCCTACCCTAGCAGCGGGAGAAATGGGTCTTGACCAAACAAATAACTTCATCAAAATGGGTGATGGCTCAACTGCTTGGAATTCGTTAGCCCAATTCACACAAAACATTGAGAACGTAGAGGATTTAGTAGGTGCAATGGTCGCCTCAAATACTGAAACCTTTATTACAGTAACCTACGATGACTCAGATGGAACACTAGATTTCGTTGTTCCAGTATTAGATGAAGACAGCTTATCAACAGATTCCGCAACACATTTAGCTACACAACAAAGTATTAAAGCATACGTGGATGCACAAACCCACTTAAGCTTACTTGACGAAGACAATATGGCATCTAACAGTGCTACGCAAGCCGCTTCTCAACAATCAATCAAAGCTTATGTGGATGCACAAGTAGATACAGAAGATACCCTTGCTGAATTAGATGATGTTACTCTTACAACTCCAGCAGATGGTTCCCTATTACTTTATGATACTGGCAACTCAGTTTGGATTGACAATATCATGTCAGGTGATGCTACTCTATCAGACACTGGTGCTATAACACTTGCAACAGTTAATTCAAATACTGGTGCAATTGGTTCATCAACAGCTATTCCAATTATTACAACTAACGCCAAGGGTTTAGTTACAGCAGTAAGTACGGCAAGTATTACAACATCATTAACGGTTGGAGCTGATTCAGGTTCTAATGATGCAGTAGCTCTAGCGAGTGATGTATTAGATTTCACTGGTGGTACAGGTATAGACACTACAGTTTCTGATAATGATATCTCAATTGCTATCGACGCTACTGTTGCTACATTAGCTGGTTCACAAACATTAACAAATAAAACATTAACTAGTCCAGTTCTAAATACGGGTGTTAGTGGTACTGCGGTTAAAGATGAAGATAATATGGCGAGTGATTCTGCCACTCATCTTGCTACTCAACAATCTATTAAAGCATATGTTGATAGCGTAGCGGATGCTCAAGATAATACAGATGAAATAACAGAAGGTTCAACTAACTTATATTTCACTAACGCAAGAGCTAGAGCTGCGGTATCTGTTACAGATGCGGGTGGCGATGGTTCATTAGCATATAACTCTTCAACAGGTGTTATCACATATACAGGCCCAAGTGCTGCAGAAGCCAGAGCACATATTAGTGTTACTGATGCTGGTGGTGATGGTTCAGCTGCATACAATAGTTCAACTGGTGTTATAACTTATACTGGTCCAAGTGCCGCAGAGGTTAGAGCTCATATAAGTGCTGGTACTGGCGTTGCAATTTCAAATGGTGCAATATCTATTGGACAAGCAGTAGCCACAAGTTCTGATGTTCAATTTGCTGACTTAGTATTAAGTGGTGACTTAACAGTTAATGGTACTACTACAACAGTTGCCTCAACTAACACTACACATACTGATGCATTAATTGAATATGCTACTGGTACCACGGGTACACCGGCTAATGATGCTGGTATTGTTATTGAACGTGGTGATCAGAATAATGCATTCATCGGTTATGATGAGAGTGCAGACGAATTTACTATGGGTACAGGTACATTTACAGGTGCTTCAACCGGCAACTTAACGATTACAGCTGGTACCCTTAATGTTGGTCAAGTAAAAGCCACATCGATGGCTTTGACAGGAGCTGTTACAACTAATTCCACATTTGATGGACGAGATGTAGCAACCGATGGTGCTAAGCTAGATAATATTGAAGCTTCAGCAACAGCTGACCAAACAGGTGCACAAATTAAAGTATTATATGAAGCAGAATCTTCAGCATTTACAGATGCACAATTTACTAAGCTAGCTAATATTGAAACTGCAGCTGATGTAACCGATGCAACAAATGTTAATGCTGCTGGTGCTCTTATGTTATCAGATACTACAACTGCTGGATTGGGTATTGTTGTTGATGAAGATGATATGTCTTCCAATTCTGCAACTAAACTTGCAACCCAACAAAGTATTAAAGCATATGTCGTTGCTGGATTAGCAGCACAAAATCACCTAAATGAAATGTTAGGTAATATGGATGACATAGATAATGGTACAACATTTGTTAAAACAGCAAACAACTTTACAGATGCTTTAAAGACTTCATTAGATACAATGGAAGACAATGCAGATGTCACAGATGCTACTAATGTAGCGGCTGCTGGCGCTGTAATGGAATCAGGTGATACAGCTTCGGCTAAGATACCTGCTGGAACAACGGCACAGAGAGACGGTTCACCGAGTGCAGGTTATTTCAGATGGAATACAACATCCGGTGGTGCTGAGATATTTGACGGCACTTCTTGGGGATTAGTAGGTGGTGGTAACACTACCGGAAAGGCGGTATGGGAACATAGTTATACAGTTGCAGAAGATTATGAAGTAACTTCTGGTAACAACGCATTAACAGCGGGACCAATTACCATTAATACTGGCTATTCAGTCACTGTTCCTTCGGGATCATCGTGGGTGATAGTTTAATTTTTTAGGAGACGATAAATGTCAAAATTAAAACTAAAAGGTGACTCAGGCGGAACTGGTGTATTTACATTAACTTCTCCTAACTCAAACACCGATAGAACAATTACTTTACCAGATGATACTGGTAATATTTTAACTTCAGCACAAACTACGGTAGCTGCATCATCGTGGGTTGTTGATGAAGATAACATGGCAAGTGATTTAGCAACAAAAGTACCTACACAGCAATCCGTCAAAGCTTATGTAGATGCTCAAATTAGCGCTGAAAACACACTAGCTGAAGACAACGATGTTAACCTTACCTCACCAGGTGATGGTGCATTATTAATATATGATACAGGTACATCAACATGGCGCGATGGTGCTATGTCTGGTGATGCAACGATTAGTGATACAGGTGCTTTAACAATTGCTAATGATGCTATCGATAGTCAACACTATGCTGCTGATTCAATCGATGCAGAACATTATGCTGCAGGTTCAGTTGATGGAACTGCTATAGCAAACGATGCTGTTGATAGTCAACATATAGCTGCGGATAGTATTGATGCAGAACATTATGCTGCTGGTTCAGTAGATGGCACAGCAATAGGTAATGACCAAGTTGATAGCCAACACTATGTAGCAGGTTCAATTGATAACGAACACTTAGCAGCGAACTCGGTTGATTCCGACAACTATGTTGATGCTTCAATTGATCTAGCCCATATGAGTGTAAACTCAATTGATTCAGATCAATATGTGGACGGTTCAATTGATACAATACATATTGCAGCAAGTAATATAACAAACGCTTTGATGGCAGATGATGCTATTGATTCAGCAGAGATTGCTGATGGCGCGGTTGATCTAGTTCATATGAGTCCAAACTCAGTGGATAGTGACCAATACGTTGACGGATCTATTGATACAGTTCATATTGCAGCAGATCAAATCACTGCAGCTTTGATTGCAGATGATGTAATTAATAGTGAGCACATTGTTGCAGACTCTATTGATGCGGAACATCTAGCACCAAACTCAATTAACACTGATGCTATTATTGATGCTGCTGTAAGAACAGCTCATATACAAGCTGATAATATTACATCGGCACTTATTGCTGATGACCAAATTGATTCAGAACATATTGTAGATGCTTCAGTCGATCTAGCCCATATGTCTGCCAACTCAGTAGACAGTGACCAATACGTTGATGGTTCGGTTGACAATGTTCACATGGCCAACTCAGCTATTACAGTAAGTGATGGTTCAAACACAACAGCTATATCACTCGGAGGCACTGCTACTTTCGCCGGTACGGCCAACGAGGTTACAGTTGCTGAAAGTTCAGGAACGATCACTGTAGGTTTACCGGATGATGTAACAATTGCTGGTGACTTAACGGTGAGTGGTACAACTACTTCAGTTAGTTCAACAACTATCGAAGTTGCTGATCCATTACTACACTTAGCAACAACCAATAATGCTGCGGATGCAGTTGATATTGGTATGTATGGTTTGTATGATACATCAGGTTCATTAGACCTTTATAGTGGTATCTTTAGGGATGCTTCTGATTCAGGTAAGTGGAATATATTTAAAGACTTACAAGCTGCTCCAACTACAACGGTTAATAAATCGGGTACTGGATATGCAGTTGGTACATTAGTATCAAACCTTGAAGGTGATGTTACTGGTGATGTAACAGGTGACTTAACTGGTACAGCTTCATTAGCAACAAGCATTACGCTTACAGCTAATGACTCAACTGATGAGACCGTTTATCCGGTATTTGTTGATGGTGCTACAGGTACACAGGGTCTTGAAACTGATACTGGATTATCATATAATCCTTCATCAGGTAACTTAGTTATCGGTGGTACGGTTGATGGTCGTGATCTACAAACTGATGGTACTAAATTAGATACTATTGAAACTAGTGCGACAGCAGACCAAACAAATGCAGAGATAAGAACAGCTGTTGAAGCTGCGTCTGATTCAAATGTGTTTACCGATGCTGACCATAGTAAACTGAATGCTATTGAAGCTTCAGCTACTGCGGACCAGTCAAATGCTGAGATTAGAGCGGCAGTAGAAGCGGCAAGTGATTCAAATGTATTCACAGATGCCGACCATACTAAACTAAATGCAATTGAAGCTTCTGCAACGGCTGACCAAACAGCTGCTGAGATACTTACTTTAATTAAGACAGTTGATGGTGCTTCTTCAGGATTAGATGCTGACTTACTAGATGCTCAAAGTGGTGCATACTATAGGGTTGATATCTACAACGCAGCAGGTTCACTACTTAACTAATAAGTAAAATTCTAAGGGCTCTTCGGAGCCCTTTTTTATTATATAAATATTGTTATGAAAACAAGTGATACTTTTTGTGCCCTTCCATGGGTACACCTCTCAACAAGACCGAATGGACATATGCGGGTATGTTGTACAGCAAATGCTTCCGGCGTTCAGAACCCAGACTCTCAAGATAAGATAGAATCAGACATTGGCATTTTAAAGAATGATGATGGTATGCCTTCTAATCTTGCCAACACATCATTAGCTGATGCTTGGAATAATAACTATATGAGAGGAACACGTAAAGCAATGATGCGTGGTGAAAAGCCTGCAAGTTGTATTAAATGTTATAAAGAAGAAGATGCAGGACATAGATCCAAGAGGATGTGGGAGACCGATAAATGGATTAAGAAACTTGGTATAGAGTCAGTATTAGAAGGATATGATCCAGAGACTGGTACAGTGCCACCACAAATCCGATACGTGGATCTTCGCCTTGGGTCTAAGTGTCAGTTAGCTTGTGTTATGTGTTCACCTAATGATTCGTCGGGTTGGATAGTAGAACATAAAAAGATACATCCTAAATTAAAGAACGATAATCTAGAAAAAACAATGCGTTGGGAGAAGGAGACAGGTAAATTAGCCTTTGTAGGTGGTAGTTATGCGTGGCATAAAAAGAATCCAATGTTCTTTGATGAACTCTATGAACAGATACCTAAGCTAAAACAATTATATTGGGCAGGTGGTGAACCACTTGTTATGAAAGAACATTACTTTTTATTGCAACAAATCATTGATGATGGTTATGCAAGTGAGATTGAAGTGAGATATAACTCAAACGGAATGGAGTGGGAGCCTGAGCTCTTTGACTTATGGAAGCATTTTAAGGAAGTTATATTTCATTTCTCTATTGATGACATGGAAGATAGGTTACATTATATAAGATATCCTGCAACATTTGACCATCTCACTATGAAAATGAGGGAGTTAGATAATTATCCTCATGGAAACCTTAGGCTAACTACTGCTTATACTATACAGCTACTTAATATATGGTCTATACCAGATTTTGTTAGGTGGAAATTAACAAACAAATGGAAACTATTAAATCAATGGCCGCAAGGTGGAGGTATGATTGATAATCATTTGGCATATTGGCCGCCCCAATTAAATTGTAAAGCATTGCCATTAGACTTTAAAAAGAAAGTAACTGAAAAGTATGAGGCTTTCTATCCATGGTTAGAAGAGAACTGGGAATTATCTGGCGCGCCTAGCAAAGAATTATTCATGGAAAACAATTATACAATAAACCGTCTTAAAGGGATTGCATCATTTATGAATGCAGAAGATTGGTCAGTACGATTGCCTGAAACTGCTGAATGGTGTTATAGAGTTGCAGAAGAAAGAAGTCTAGACTTTGATAAGATCTTTCCAGAGTTATCTTGGTTACAAGATTATCATACGCCCCACGAAGATTTTCCGTTAGTAATTAATACTTCTTAAAAGCCCAGAATTTCTCTTTACACCACCAACATTTCTTACATGGCTTTGTAAACTTCTTTGTCTTATCAGCTTGGCCTTCACAAGATCTTGTTAAAGGAAATAAACCTTTCATTAAACCTTCGCTTTCGAAGCATCTAGCTATAAATTGTTTATCATGATTAGCAAATGGCTTTGAGTTATGTTTTCTATGTGTACCATCTCTGTATTTTGGTCTTTCATCGGTATACATATTATGCTCTTGCATAACAGGTCTTGCTGGGTTCTTTGTAACAAATCCAATATTTTCTTTTAGCTTATACTTAGTTTTATTGTTATCATATACCTTTTGCCATTCTTCATCAAGAATTCTTAAACCAACTTTAGGTGGAGTAGGTACAACAATATGTTGAAACTTCTGGGTCTTAGTTAACTTCAATTCTTTTTCAACCCAAGCCATAATCTTTTTAGCGTGTGTAACATTCCAATCTTTAGCCGCTTGCTTCTGATAACCTGGATTATCGTTTTGGTCTCTCTTCCAAGTAGCAATAACAATCTTATTCTTAAGTTTATTCTCTTTAATATGTTTGGCTATAACATATAAACCTAAAGCTGAATCAAGTCCACCGCTCACCCATAATAGTATGTTGCCAGTCTTTGGTAAATCTATTTGAACGTTCTTATAAATCATATAAATAATAATAAATTGATTAACATAACTTTATTTATATGAAAAAAAATACCTTCTGTCCACTTCCTTGGAATTCTATTAACCTAAGAAATAACGGCGATATGCGGATCTGCTGTAATACAAACTCGTATTCACCGCAACGTGGTATAATGAAGACTGAAGATGGTGAGACTTATAACGCTGGTAAGCATGACTTTAATGAAGCACGTAATGCACAGATATTAAAAGATGTTCGTGCAGATATGCTTAAGGGTGAATGGAATCCTGAGTGTGAACGTTGTAGACAAGAAGAGATAAACGGTATACCGTCTCGTCGTCAATATGAGAATAATGATTGGGAAATAAAATTAGATACAGCTATTCCAATGACTCAGGAAGATGGAACTCTTGATGTAGATAAACAACTAATAGAATTTATTGATATACGTTATGGTAATTTCTGTAATCTTAAATGCAGAATGTGTGGACCAACTGATTCTCATATGTGGTACCCAGACTTTATTAAACTTACAGACGGTAAGGTAACATCATATAAAGATACGCATACTCGTATACAACTTGAACAAACATCGACTGGCAAATGGACTACTGACCAATATGATTGGTTTAAAGATGCTCCTATTTACTGGGACAACTTTGAAAAGTATGCGCATGATGCAAAGAAACTTTATATTGTTGGTGGTGAACCTTTAATTATTGCTGAACATGAGAAGAGTTTACAGTTATTAGTTGATGGTGGTAAAGCACATAACATAGAGATAGAGTATAATTCTAATCTAACAAATGTAACAAACAAATACATAGAGCTATGGTCACAGTTTAAACAGATTCGTGTCGGTGCATCTGTTGATGGATTCGGTAAAGTATTTGATTATCAACGTACACCAGCTAAATTTGATTCCGTGTATAGTCATATGAAAAAGCTAAATGATAATCGTGAAGTAAATTTAAAATGTTGGTTTACATATACTGTTACACCTTATAATGTATATCACATGCCTGAGTTTATGAAATGGAAATTAGAAGAGAGTGGATTAGACAGATATAATCCTATCGATGGTATGAGACCAACCATAACTCAACACATGTGTCACTCCCCTAAGTACTATAATATTAAAGTATTACCGCAACATCTTAAAGATGACATTGAAGATCATTATGAATTATACAAATCATGGGTTGACGGTAGTAATTATTCAGATAAAGTTAAAGCACATTTCCATGAGGTATGTGATAGCACAATAAGATTTATGCAGTCCGAGTCTTATGAAAAAGATCACCTACAAGGATTCATAGATATAACAAATAAATTAGATAAGATACGAGGTCAAGATGTAAGGGAAATTGTTCCTGAATATATCGAAATGTTCGATGCGCACTAAACCATATTGTAAGGCTCCATGGGTTGGATTATCTTATGTAGGAACTGAAGGTTGCAAGCCATGTTGTGAATGGAAAGGTGGCCAGTTCTTTGGCACTCATAAAGAATATATTGAATCAGATTACTTAAAAGAATTTAAGGAAATGATGTACAATGATGATATGAATGAGGCATGTATAGAATGTATTCATAATGAAAAGATTCAAAAACTAGGCGGGTCGAGAAGACAGCGGTTCATGAAATATGATATTGATGGTGGATTAGTAAGGTTAGATTTTAGGGCTGGAAATAAATGTAATATGAAATGTAGAATGTGTGGTTCACATTCATCATCTCTTTGGGAAGACGAAGATATTAAGTGGGGATCAAATGTATATTTAGATCCACCTCATGTTATTCCAAGATTAGATACATCAGATGTATATAATATCGATTTCACATCTTTGCAGAAAGTTATGATTCTAGGCGGTGAGCCTTCAGTTGATTTAGAAGTAAGAAAGTTTATAGATCATATTAAACATCTAGATTGTTTTGTTGGTATAACTACTAATTGTTCCAACGCATCTGAGAAATGGTTTAATTCATTACAAACTATTAAAAAGATAGAGCTTGATTTGTCAATAGATGGCTGTGGTCCTGTAGCAGAATATCAAAGGCATGGTGTTACTTGGGATAAGATCAAAACTAATCTATGGAAATATAAAGAAGTATTTAATGGTGATGCAAGGTGGAAAGATGCAAATGGTATGTGGGGTGATGCTCATATAAACTTTGCAGTAACTGCAATTAACTTTCCTATATTAGATACATGGTGGGATGAGTTAATGGATTTTGAAATACAAACATTTTTTAGTGTAGTTCATTTGCCATTGTCACATAGCATAAATGCAATACCAAAAGAATATTTAGATTATCAAATAGCTTGGTTAAAGAAATGGATTGATGACGGTAAAGCAAATAATATTAACCGTAAACAAGCTGCTGAGATGGCTATAAGTGTAATGGAAAATTCAAAGTATGATCCGTTTTGTCATGAACAATTTGTAAAGATAACAAAAGAATTAGATAAGCGAAGGGATGAAAATATATTAGATTTAGATTATAGATTTGAGGATATAATGAATGAAGGATAATGGTGTAATATGCATGTTGCCTTGGGTTCATACCACCGTGAGTATGAAAAATACTTTGAGACCTTGCTGTAGATTTAGAGTAGGTAGGGAAGATGAAGGTATAACCGCTGACTCCGAATCAGATATTAAAGATAAATTCAGATGGCTACGTAAAGAAATGTTAGCAGGCAGGCCTGTAGATAAGTGTTCATTGTGTTATCAACAGGGCGATAAGTCTATGAAGTGGACAGCTAATAAAGAATTTGATTTAGAAAATGCAGAGCTTACAGAAGATTTTGATAAGCTAAGGTCAGTAGAATTATCCCTAGATAACCTATGCAATCTTCAATGCAAGATGTGTGATTCATTATTCTCAAGTAAGTTATATGATAGGGACAAGTATCTAATAGAGGTACATAATCTTAAAGGTAGAAACCCAACAAAGATACCTAAACAAAGAATTGAATTCCTCAAGGGCCTTGATATAGATTGGCATGCATTAGAACATATTAAAATTCTTGGTGGTGAACCATTCTTCTCACCTAATTTCCCTAAGCTAATTGATTTTCTATTAGAACATTCTGAAGTAAAGAATGTCACATTAGAGATTGTAAGCAACTGTACAAATAGATTAGATCAAGATATGATTGATAAGTTAAATCAATTTGGGTTTATAATACTTACATGTTCTCTTGATGGCTGTAATGAATTTAATACATATCAAAGATGGGGTTCACCTGGATGGGAGGAGACATTAGATACCTATAAGTGGTATCATACAGTGTTAAACAATATGGTTAAAAAACATATACATTCCACATATACTATTCTTAATTTGTCTGGTCTTGCAAATGATATGAAATACTGGGAAAATAATCACCTTGACTGGTCAGTGTCATTTAACTTTGTTACTACAGGTGAATACTCTCCATACATTGTTCCGACATGGTATAGCGATTGGATATTAGAACAATGGGGAGATAAAGACAACGAGAGAATAACTTTAGCTCGTAAGATGTTACGAGAAAATCAGATTAAATATAAACCATGGAAGACATGGGGATTAGCTATGTTAAAGCTTCATGCCATTGATGACTATTATGATTCTGAATTAGGTGATTATTGTCCTGATCTAGAAATGTTATTATTAAAATACGATAAGACATATCAACATAATCAATACTATGAAACAATAGAGGACTTTGATGTTTGAATTAGAAACATGCTTAGCTCCACAAGCATCCGTTACAGTAAGTCAAAAAGGTTATATAGCTCCATGTTGCCAGTTTAGGCTTTGGCCGGAAGATGAATGGTTTAGTATATATGATTTAGATTCATTACATGAAGCACATGGTACAGATCGGTGGAACAAATATGATTCAGAGCTATCTAAATATGATGGCAGTAATAAATGTCGTACATGTATTCGTGAAGAAGAATCAGGGGCATATTCTTTAAGACAGACTTGGAATGAAAAGATATATAAAGAAGATAAGCATATAGTATTTTTAGAAATCTCATTAGACTTTACATGTAATATGATGTGTAGATCTTGTGGACCAAGCCAAAGTTCTAAATGGAATGGCAGTTCAATACTAGAAGAATTGCAAATATTAAATATGCCAGATAATGGAGGTGTATATACTGCAATTAAAAACCCTAGAAATTATCAAGATAATATCAAACGTGTTCTTAGTAATACAGATCTATCGCACTTAAAAGAAGTAACATTAGTAGGTGGTGAACCATTATATTCTAAAAGCTTACCTTGGTTTCTTAGTTTATTGCATGAAGATGTTCGGCTTATAGTTGTTACTAACGGAAGTTTATTACCATCCGATGAGATGTTTTCTAAATTTAAATATGTTAGATTCCAAGTATCTATTGATGCTATTGGAGATTTAGGAACTGCAATGAGAATGAAAGTTCCATTTGAAACCATTGATAAAAACATTAGACAGATGATAAAGAAATATCGTGTACAAGTCCATACAACGATCTCTGTACAGAATATAAATAGATTAGCAGAGCTTGATAAATATATTGTGAATGATTTACAGGGTGCTATTCATAGTGTTGCATTGCTTCATGAGCCTGCGTATATGCGAATAGATATTATACCTCTTGAGAAAAGAATGCAATGGTTGACTGATAATAAATTTATTAATGATGCTATGAAGATGCTGTATAGAGAATCACCGCGGGATGTGCAACACTTCTTAGAGAATATGGAAATACTGGATGATGAATCCACTATTAAATTTAAAGATGCTAACCCAGAAATTATGGATATATTAAATGAAATGTAGAATGGCATGGTCGCACTTAGACTTTAAGAAGGGAGGATATGCTCCCTGTTATAGGTTTAAAAATTATGCTGGATATTGGGATCACTCTAGTGATGATAAGCTTCCATCTCAAGTAATAAATAATTCAGATTTTATATCTGTTAGAAGACAACTACGTAATAACCAATGGCCCAAAGGTTGTATCGATTGTAAACGTCAAGAGTCAGAAGGTATGTCCTCATATAGAACTCGTTCATTGGAAGAAGAGGATGATGTTAATCGTACCAATAAAGTATTTACTCCTGTAGATTATGATAGTGACACTGCTATAATAAAAGATTTACAATTAAAAATGTCGCGAGCATGTAATTATAATTGCAGACATTGTGACTCAGCATCTAACTCTTCATTTGAAAAACTAGGTCGTCAATTTCCTGAGATAGAGAATGAATTAAAAACTAAATATGAATTTAATCACATATCAATGGCAGGTAATAATAAAATTGTTATACCAACCGATGAAGTTATGGATGATTTATTTGAAAATATTATGCCTACTGTTGAACAACTTGAATTTTCTGGCGGTGAACCATTTTATCAACATGAAATGTATAAGACATTACAGAGATTGATTGATGGTGATTTTGCTAAGAATATAACATTAGTGTTTAATACTAATATGAGTATATTAGAGCATAAGAAATATAAGATAGCAGATTATCTGCCTTACTTTAAAACAGTTAATATCACATGTTCTATGGATGGTACAGGTAAACTGTTTGATTACTTTAGAGTTGGTGGAGACTATAATAATGTTATAAATAATATTAAAGAGATTGCACCATTAGTAGATACATTTTTATTCGTATGTACAACAAGTGCATATCATGCCTTCTATATGAATGAAATATATAATGATCTAACTGAATTGCAAAACTCTATTAAAACAAAATCATCTATAAGATCAACGTTTGTACATTGGCCTAAAGCGTTAGATATTATTAATTTAGAAGAAGATGTTAAAAGTAAAATTATGGAAACATTAGAAGTGAATGAGTTTACTAAAGAGTTTGCTATACGAATGACTCAATCTAAAGGCGAAATTGAGCCTTGCTTTAAGGGATTAGTAAAGACTCAAGATCTATTATATGATAAATCATGCCAAGAAATGGCTCCTAAAATTTGGGATTATATATGCAGTTAACTATTGAAGTAACATCTAATTGTCAAGCTCAATGCCCTGGTTGTATTCGTAAGAATGTTATAAACCCAACTACTGGAGAAATAGGTTATACTAAAGGTGTTCCTAAGAATGTTAACATGACTCTTGAAGCACACAATAGATTAATAGATGAGGCAGGAGAAGATTTAAATTGGGTAAGTTATGACGGTGGATTCGGTGATTCACCATTGCATCCAGACTTTTTAGATATGATAAGACATGTTGTGTCTAAACCACAAATGCAAATCGTTGCTATATCAACCAATGGAAGTTATCAAACCGAAGAATTTTGGTTTGAGTTAGGACAGATACTTAATGAAAATCAACCACATGACCCAGAATATTTCGGTGACTTACCACGAATGGAGAGAGGCCATTTAGTATTTTGGGATTTAGATGGTGTTGATAATGAAACACAAAATAAATATAGGGTTAAAACAAATTTTGATAGGATCATCCGTAATGCTAAAGCTTATATAGCTGGTGGTGGTTATGCTGTATGGAAGATGATTCCATTTGACTTCAATGAAGAATTAGAAGAGCGTGGAATGGAGTTAGCTAAAGAGCATGGCTTTGCTGAGTTTAGAAGAACACGTGTACATAGAGTAGAACAACAAGCAACGTTAATGGCATTAGCTGAAAAGCAAGGACAAGACTTAGGAGATCTTAACGATGGTGAAATAGACAGGGCTGATCCAGCTGACATTAAAGAAAATATAGAAAAAGCTCAAACATTAATACAAGAGATTCCAATAGATCCTTATAAATCTCCACGAGAAAATATGGCGGTAGCTAAAGAGAAGGCTGGCATTACATGTAAGTGGGCAAACGATACTCCTGGTGGTAATTACCAAGTAAGCCATGATGGTTCTGTATGGAGATGTTGTTGGCATAACTCAGCCTATCAATTTAGAACGAGATTAAATAGTGGTGATAGAGATGGGTGGGAAAGGTTTATACAATTCTATGCGGATGACTGGAATAACATATATACTAATAGCTTCCAAGAAATTATAACTCATCCGTTTTTTACAGAAGATTTGTATGAAAGTTTTGATAATGATTATGATGATCCTATTAATCCGAAGTTAAAGGTATGCACTAACAGGTGCTCTAATTTAAATTTACAAGAAAGTGAGAGGTTTTGCTAATGATAAAAGATAAAAGTATAATATATAATAAAGATGAAATAGTTGCTGAATGGAATATAGAATTAAATTTAGACTATGACCATTTATTAGTTGGCATGTCAGGAGGAATGGATTCATCTATTCTATACTATATGATGGCCTATCATATGGATAAGAATAATTTAAGTGGAACACTACATGCATATTCATGTATCCATGAAGAGAGACCATGGCAAGCACATCACGCTAAGAAAGTAATTAAATATGTGAAAGAACAATTTCCTAATATTAAATATGGAGTACATACAATTGCGACTACGCCTGGAACATCTTATATTGATAATGGTACTGCACTACAATGGAAGACAAGCTATGAGTTAGCACAAAGCGATGGTGGAACTGTAGCTACGTATAATGGTGTGACACTTAACCCACCAGACGAATTAGGTAAATATATATGGCAACACTCATGGGGTAGACGTGCTGTCGGAAGAGATGTATCTACACTTGACAAATGGGAAAAGGTTGATGGTGAACAGATAGAACATAACAACGAAGATTTTTTTGTGAAGGCTGGTTTACATTGGGAAGAAGATGGTTCGCTTGTACATTGGGGAACAAATGATGAAGAGCAGGAACAAGCAGCGAGAGATCATAACGAATATCATATTCAGCATTATCCATTTTGTACTCAAGATAAACGTGTAGTACTTGCATTCTATAAGAAGTATGGACAATTAATATCTTTAGGAGAATTAACTAATTCATGTGAGGGTCATATTAGTATGAGAGGTGATCCTAAATATTCCAAGCCTTGTCATTGGTGTTGGTGGTGTATAGAAAAAGAATGGGCTACAAGCGAAATCTTTCACTATGATCCAATAAAGAGTATGGAAGACTGGCCAGCATTTCATAACTAATGTATAGCTACTCTGACATAAGACAGGTTCATCTTGAGCCGACGCAGAAGTGTCAGGCTAGATGTCCTATGTGTGATAGGAATGAAAACGGTGGTAAAGATAATAAGTATCTAACTAATGCCGACCTATCCTTAATGGATATAAAAATGATTATGCCTAAAGAATTTGTAAGGCAACTTGATAATCTCTATATGTGTGGTAATCATGGTGACCCTATGATGGCACCCGAAGCATTAGAAATATGTAAATGGTTAAAGGAAGTAAACCCAAAGATTAGACTTGCAATGAATACAAATGGTGGTGCAAGAAGACCAACATGGTGGGCAGAGCTAGCACAAGTTATTGACCATGTAACATTCTCTGTTGATGGTCTTGATGATACTAATCATCTATATAGACAAGGAGTAACTTGGGAAAGAGTTGAAGCTAATATGCATGCGTTCTGTAGAGCTGGTGGTAATGCTAAATGGGAATTTTTAGTATTCAAACATAATGAACATCAACTGGAAGAGGCCGAATTATGGTCAAAGACACTAGGGGTAAAAACGTTTAGCGTAAAGAAATCAGGTAGATATATTTCTAGCGCTACTTTAAAAAAGAAAGATTCACATCAAGCAAAGGATAGACATGAACAACACACACAACTCTTGGAGCCACCTACTATGGCGCGCTTTAAGAACGCCGCAAGTAAAGACTTTGATAATATCACTGCTAAATTTGGCAACATGGATTCTTATTTGGATGTGGCTGACATAGAACCGAAATGTATAAAGAAGAAAGAAATATATATTTCAGCCGAGGGATATGTATTCCCTTGTTGTTGGACCGCTGGTCAAATGTATAAATGGTGGCAAAAACCAGGTGAGGCACAGATATGGGAACACATAGATCAGTACGATATTAATGGAATCACTACACCTATAGAAGAAATTATAAATACTTTTTTTAATTCAATAGAGGAAGCATGGGAAGTTGGGCCGGACCGATTAAAGGTTTGTGCTCTCAAATGTAATAAAGCATTTGACCCATTCGCAGCACAATGGCAGTAATAGCATGGACACCTGGAATGGGCGGTGATATGATTCGCACATGTCTTATATGTTTGACAACTCCTGGTAAATGGGAATATAAACCTGCTCGTCCTGAATTTTATGAAGAGAATAAACTGGCTTTACACTTTCAAGGATTTTGGGATGTATTATATCTTGATAATAAGTTTGTAAGCTTTATTGATTGGAGAGGACAAGCGCAAACAAAATTAGGTGAAGGAACTATACATGGTGCACATTATATTGAATCAAACCAAGATACAATAGATAATGTTATGGATTCTGGTAAAGGTCATGTAACCTTTATAACTGTTAATGATATACGTTATTTAAAGTTAGCACAAAAGAATTGGTTAATGAAGTCTAGTGTTACAGATGGAGATAAGAATAGTATAGCTTGGTGGGACAATGAATATGAAAAAGCATTTATTAGGCGGCAGCAAATATATGAACCTAATAAGAGTTTATTTGATTTGGGTGATAGAAAGCATTGTTTCTGGATGGATACAATTTATAAATGGGAATCATTTAAACAAGAGCTAGATAATTATATAGGCTTTTATGATATACCATTTGAAGAAAGACAATATAAGAATTGGGATATAGTACAAAAATTTTGGCAGGAATGGATGGATGCGCAGAGGTTACCATGGCAATAGGAAATAAAATAGTTTTATCTTGGCCTCCTGGTACAGGCGGGGATTTTGTACGGTCTTGTCTATATGTAATTATGCATCATGGTAATTGGGAATACAGGCAATGGGAAGAACATGAAGAACCTATTGACGGCTGGACTGAGATTAGTGCTGATCCATATCCTAAGGCTCTAGTATGGAATAATAATCTTATATCTTTTATTGATTACAAAGGACAAGCACAGTCACCTGTTATGTGGAAACATTTTAGATGGAATGAATTTCTTGAGGGCAAGAAAAATGAATTAGGTGTTACTGCTTTAAAAGCAGATTTATATAGACTTATATTTTGTATTCATAAACGTCATCATACAGAAACTAATGTTGACCAATTAATGGAAATTCAGAATGAAGCATATAGACTTGATGATTTAAACCCAGTCGTTACATATATTTGTGCCAAGGATACTAAGTATCTTAGGTTAGCACAAGAAAATTGGAATTTAAAAACTCATGAATATAATCATTATATTGCTAATCAAGAAATAAATTGGTGGGATACAGCGCTAGCTGAGACTATTGATTGGAGAGATAGAAACCCAGAGAAAATTAATCATACTTTATTTGAGTTTGGTGATAGAAAACATATGATGTTTATGGATAGCTTTTTTGAATGGGAAACATTCAGACAAGAATTAGAATGGTTTAGGGGATTTTATCATAACGCAGGTTGTATGCCAGTGCAAAATGATGCCCATTGGTATGTAGTTAAACAATTTTGGCAGGAATGGATAGATGGACAAAAACTTAAAGTGGAGTGAGTATGACTTCGGTCAAATACCTTTTGACGATATAGAGCATTTTGGCACACGTTCTATGCTGGATAGGGACACGTTTACAGTATCTTGGTTACTAGGAAGATTCTGTAATTACCGTTGTTCTTATTGTTGGCCTTATGCTAGGTCAGATAAGAAAGACCATAGACCACTTAAAGCAACTATAGGAACTATTAATGAAATCAAAAGACAAGCAAGAGAAAGAGGATTTAATTCGTTTCACTTCTCACTTTCGGGAGGCGAACCGACATTTCATCCGCAGTACCTCGATATTGTACAGCATCTTAATAATGATGTTCCTAATTGTAATTTTCATTCCCTTCACATGACCTCAAATGTTTCTCGACCAATACAATGGTTTGAGAAATATTATCAAGCCTCAAAGGATATGCATAGAGTATCTATTACAGCTTCTTACCATAGGGAACATGTCAATACTCCAAAGAAGGTTATTGAGTTTGCAGACAAATTAGAATTTTGTCAAGAACATAATATACAGATTACTATTAATATAGTTATGGTACCTGAATTCTTTGAACAATTTTATGAGGAGGCATTATACTTTCATGATCGTGGTATTAATGTAACGCTTAAACCTCAGAGTGATCCGACAGCTTCATTCGTTGTAGATGGATATACAGATGAACAGTTAAAGACTCTACATAATGGAATGCCTCAAAGGGGATATACTCAGGAAAAATCTACAGTAGAAAGACCTCATTATAAATGGAGAGATGCTGCGGTAGATAATAAGTATGGCAAAGTACCTGCCCACTTTGAAATAGAATTCACTGACAAGTACGGGAAGAAATGGTATATGGATCAGGCAGAAAGATTCAATGCCTTTAACTTTAATAACTTTAATGGATGGGAATGCTCATCAGGTTATAGAAGTATTATTATACGTGAACCAGATGGTACAATCAAAAGAAGTTATTCTTGTCATGATGAACCATTAGGTCAAATAGAAACTGGGTTTAAGTTATATGATGGACCCAAGATATGTACAACAAGCGCATGTGTATCTTCAGCTGATAGCAAGATACCTAAACGCAAACCAGGAAATATGATACCATTATGGACAGTGTAGACAAGTTTAGTCAAAAAGGTCGATACCGTCAGGACGGTGTAGAAGGACCTTTTGGGCCAATAGAAAAATACCCACCTATTACAAAGACAACACCTAATGTGCCGGTCGACCAGCCAGGTGTGGAAGGCCTTATAAATACTTTTGAGATGAGAGAACTTCAGCTTGAAGCTGCGTTAGTTATAAGCTCACATAATGCAAACAATATTTGGATAAAACAATTTAAAGCAGATCATAACTCGGAGGAGTTTTATAAGAATGTCATCAAATGGTATATTAATGAATACGGAGGACTTCCTAGCGAAGTTGGACCCGGAAATAAAATTCCACTTCTTTACGTTTAAGTGGGGTGATAAGTATGGACCAGAATATGTTAATAGATTATACGCGAGTCTGGTAAAACATTGTGATGTTCCTTTTGCTTTCACTTGTGTTACTGACAATAGTGCTGGGATACGTCCTGAAGTACTTCTTTTAGATTACAATCAAATAGGTCCAGACTCTTGGAGATCTTACGGTCAAGATAAGATTTTTACTCGTGAGAAACTTTGTCTTATGGATCTAGATATTCCAGGCACAAAAGGTTGGATTGATTTAGATGTATTGATTAGAACAGAAGTCACATCTATGGTGACTAGAGACTTTAAGAAGCCTACCTTTATTCTTAATCATTGGAATATGAAAAAAGAAAATTCATTTAAATGGTTTGGTAAAGGATCTGACTGTCATGTGAATAGTAGCTTTGTAATGTGGAAAGATGATGTAGCACAATGGCTCTTTGATTACACTGACAAGCATTTAGAGAAGCTAATGTTCACTTATAAATCCTTAGATAAATACTTATATTACCAACATTGGCGAACAGATAGATTAGCATTTTGGGAAGAGGGATTAGTAGATAACTTTAATTTTAGTGATCCTCCCCATATACAAAGGAAGGGAGTGAGGATAACTTTATTTAATACCTCACATATTATTATACAAGGCATGGATATAGAAGCATACGAATTACATGAAACAGAAGGTATGTGGCCGATGAAATACTGGATGCATTATGACAAAAGTTGATGCGTGGATATACACACAAGTAACAACATTTAGCGATGCTGAAACAATTGCTATTGTTGGACCGGCTGGTAAGAGAAATTTATATGACGAATTTATACAGATAAAATCTTTTAAAGAAGTTAATATGTATGACTATGATCCTGCACGTGGAAAAGATGAGAATATAATTAACAAAGATGTTGTATTTGATATAGAACTAAAAGAAGATCTTATTATAAATTATGCGTGTGAGAAAATGTGGCCCTTAGGTAAGATATATAAGGATAGAGAGTTTATATTAGTGGGTGATAATGAAAGACATAACGGTGATTGTAATCCTATAACGAGTAATAGAATGTTAATAGAACAGAATGGGATAGAAGAAATTTGGTCATTCAATGAATTTACAAGATGGAAAGGTAAATATTTTGTGGTGTTTGGATGCAATTAGTAGATACATCAACGCGTCAACGATCAAGTGAGGCAGATCATTTAGGTGCTGATTTAAAAAATAATAAAACTCAAGATCTAGACATATATTATAATATGCTTAAATGGTTTCACAGGAATTATCCTGAAAGACTAGATAGGTTTATTGAGAGTTGTTCGCCTAACCAGATAGAAGGTAAGACCTGGTTAGTAGAAGAGCTAGACAATGTACAGATACCACGTGATGAAGAAGGTAAATTTAAGATTGAAATCGTTGGTGGTTGGTTTGGTTTTCCTATGATAGATTTATTATACGAAAAGTATGGTGATGAAATAAGAGCAATAGATTTTTTTGATGTGGATCCATTTGCTGCTAAAGTGTTTGGTGTATATCTAAGTATGTGGGATGTAGATATGCAAGATGTTAAAATATTTACTAATGCTCAAGGAGATTATTTTAATTATAAAGAAAAGCGAAGAGCACATTTAATAATAAATACATCATGTGAACATATGCCTGATATGATTGATATGAAACAATACTACTTTGATCCTGATAGAACATTGTTAGTATTACAAAGTAATGACAAAGATGATGAGCCTGATCATATTAATTGTGTTGAGAGTGAAACACAATTAGCTGAAAAGAATGGCATAGCTTTATTAAATGGCGGATGGCGAACAATGAAAAGTAAAGTACTTAAACGAGAAATACAGGGTGGAGATAAAAAGAAAATCTCTTGGTGGAATAGATATATGGCAATGGGAAAATGGACTTAGAATTATTTTTGTGGGCAACCTTTTTAGGATTCTTATGGTGTCAGGTAGTTACACACTATGCTGTCTCTGTAGGACTACATAGGTACTTTGCTCATAACCAATTTAAAACAAGCTTATTTCATGAGGTTGGCTTCATAATAGGAATTATGATTGCATGTGTTCGTACACCTATTGGTTGGGTGGCAAGTCACAGAATGCACCATGCAGATACAGAGGGACCATTAGATCCTCACGATGCTAAACAAATAGGTTATTGGAAAGTGGCAACTACCACTTGGGATTTGAAACATGTGCCTATTAAATTTGCAAAGGATCTATATGATAACCCAAGACTTGTATGGGCTCATGAGAATTGGGATACATTCTTATGGTATTACTGGGCTGCATGTATGTTAATCTCACCTTATTTCTGGTGGGCTGCAGCATTTATGCCTTATGTATTTGCTAAGGTTGGATTTGGTATGTTAAATATATTTGGACATTGGAATGGACCAACTGATGGTGTTTGGATGAATTGGATTTTGGGTGGTGATGGATATCACAAAGTACATCATGAACATCCATATAGATTAAAACTTGGTAAGTATGATTTAGGTGGTTATTTAGCGGAGAGATTTTGGAAAAAGAAACTTTAAAAAAATCCCAATGGGTAGATGTACCTATGTCAGAAGATGTTTGGCATCTCCTGAAAGAACAACGTGTATCTGAAACTTATTACAACCGTGGGTCAGGTAAAGCCACACAAGAATTAGAATGGCTTGAGGCAACACATAGAAACTGGGTTCATGAGATTACTGACTTAAGTGACTTTCCATACTGTTATGTTACTAATGGTACAACAGATGCAATTCATCATTGGTTACAAACAGAAGATCGTCAATGGCAATACATTAAAGGCGACTATGAATACCCTAATATAATCGATGCTGGTACAGAGATAGAACATTCATATTTTATTGACCCGCATAAAGTATTATACCTATCTAATCCATTTGCTGGTGATGGTATGTTTAGAGATGTAGAAGTTGATTGCCCTGTTATATTAGACTGTACATATGTGTCTAGTACTGCTATACAAAGAATACACATACCAAAAAATACTGAACAAGTTATGTTTAGTTTCTCAAAAGGATTTGGTATGATAGGAAACAGATGTGGTTTAGTCTATACAAAGAAACCTCATAAGACATTGCACTTATTAAAAGAATTTGAGAATTGGAATTATGCCAATGTTAAAACTATGCATCTTGTTATGAGTAACTTTACTGTTGATGAGATGTTCCATGAAAATAGAGAAAGGCAATTAGAGCTATGTCAAGAATATAGCTTAATACCAGCTGACGTTTTTTTCCTTGCCCAGAGTGGTGATAAATATTATAAAAGGAGAAGACGAATGCACGACAGTCCAACAGCAAGGCTTTGCTTAACACCTCTATGGTAGTACCAACTTATTTAGGATTATCTCTATCTGAATTAGACCCAGATAATGTAGCTGAGTTAATTGGTAAAGCAGGTGTAGTTGTTATACGTGATAGTGGAGCAACGCCTGAAGAATATGCTGAATGGTCATTAGGTTTAGGTTATCATTTAAGCCCAGAGATATGGTGTACAGATAAAGAACATTCTAATTTGTTTTGGACTGTAACTAATGAGATGATGGATGATAGGAATCAAGGATTATTTGGTGACTATGAATTAGATTGGCATACAAACATGACACCAGTCGCTGATGCAGAAGAAGTGATAGGCTTATATGCTAAGACGATTACTTATGAAACTGAGACTTGGTTTGCTAATTCAATACCATACTTTAATCAATTACCTGAATCAGAACAAGAAAGATTGAGAGCTTTAACCGTTGTACTTGACCCTAAAAGAACATTAGGGGTTTATCAGGCAGCTTGGCAACCTGCATTTAAAAAGATATATGGTCAAGAAGTTCTTGATGAGATTAATAAGAATAGAAATACTCGTGAAGTATTCAATAGTATTAATATGGAACCTGAGAACAAAGAAAAGTTTGGGGCAAGTAGAGGTATAATGAATAATCATAGGCTTGTAGTTAATCACCCAATAAAAGGTGTTGAGGGTTTATTCTTTAGTCCATATGAAGTGCATGGATTTTTAAAAGATGGTAAACCTTATTATGGAGCAGAGTCATTATATTGGAAGTTATGGAATGATTATGTATGTAATGATAGATACATATATAAACATACGTGGCAAGAAGGTGATATATGTTTGTTTGATAATATAATAGGAATACACAGAAGACCAGATATACTTAAAGATAAACCAAGAAAATTATTACGTACAGCTAAATGGTATAAGTCACATATGAGGAGACACCATGATTATGTTGTATAAATATAACTATGGAAGCAAGAACAAAATATAAATTACCGACACATGGCGAATTAAAGCATATCGATATAGATCTTGATAAGCTTCAAGCAGCAACAGATAAATTAGCTGCCGAATATGTCGATGTCAAGACCGCTAATAAAATGTTATGTGATAATCATATGGCATTGAGTAAATCTGTATACGATAACTTTATGCAAATAAACTTAACTGAATTTGGTGGTGATGAAGAGTTAAAATATACAGATAGTATAAAAGAGCGTCTTCGTAGAGGTGAAGAAAAATTATATAATAAGCCTAACGACAAATATATAGGAAGTTACTTTGAAGAAATAACTAGCCAATTTAAATGTGATAAGATGAGAGTTCGTATCACTAAACTTGATCCTGGTACTGATGTACCTATGCATATTGACTATGACCCTACCTATGCAACTAGAGTTGTCATACCAGTATACACAAACCCTAAAGTTAAAAATAGATTTAAGGTTAGAGGTGAAGAAGTTGAAACACATTTAGAAGCAGGCAAAGCATATTTCTTTAATACCGGTTTTGCTCATGGTGTATTCAATGAGAGTGATGAACCACGTATAGCCTTTATGTTTAGCTTAGATGGACAAGATGATATAACTGATATAAAATTATAATATGAATTTAGATATTGAGCACTACGTCTATAAGGCGAAATGGATTGATGACTCTATTTGTGATGAAGCCATTAAAGTACTTAATGAGGAAAACACCTGGCTACCATTCCCTAAAGATGTAATCAATGCATATCCCGATGCTCCAAGAGCACAAGACGGTATTAAAGGATCTACACTCAGTATTGATTGGGCACAATTCTTAGGTGATCCTAGTATACCTGAACAAGATAGAAATTATGGTTTAGCCCATTTAAAAAATCAAGATGTATTAAATAAAGTTAGATCTTGTATGAAGGCAGGATTAGATAATTATATTCACGAATATATGAAGGACATAGAGTGGTATGATTACTATACAGACTTTACTGATCCTAAATTTATGAAGTATACTGAAAGTAATGACATGATGGAACATTGCGATCATGTAAGATATATATTTGATGGTAAAAAGAAAGGCATTCCTACAGTTTCTATTGTAGGTAATTTAGGTGATGACTTTGAAGGTGGTGCAATAAGATTTTGGGATAAGACAGATTACTATATGAAAAAAGGTGAGCTAATGTTTTTTCCTAGTAATTTTTTATATCCTCATAGGGTTAGAACAACAACTAAAGGTTTAAGATATTCTCTTGTGAGTTGGGTATGGTAAATATATTAGATTATACTGACAAGCAGTTTAAAGAATTAGCAAAGAAAATTATTCAAGACGGTTCAGTAGTACTCCATGACCAAAACCTAACACGAGAACAACACGTTGAAGCATGTGCGCGTTTTGGTGAACTCGAAAAACAAAGTTATTGGATGAATCCTAAAGACACCCCTGAAATTAGTATTGTATCTGGTCAAGTTGACAAAGAGGGTAATGCTATTGGTATGTTCAGAGATCAGGAATTAGAGTGGCATGTTAATGGTGCAGGTAGACATAAGTTAACAGAATATTGTGTATCATTATATTGTGTAGAGGAATGTGTAGATACTGTATTATCAATATGTAATTGGACTGATATGTTTGCTGATCTATCCGAAGAACAAAAAGATTATTATAGAAGCATTGATGTTCATTTAGATGGAGCAGGTGTAAGCTTATGGCCCAATAGTAATTATAGAGGTAGAGAGGGCGAGTTTAATGTAAGCAATGAATATTATAAAGAAGTTATTCAAGATGATGATAAACGACCACTTGTTGGTAAGCACCCAATAGATGGTAGAGAATATCTATATTTTCTAATTCAATATTTAAAAGAAGCATATATAGGTGATAAGCAATTAGACATCGATGAATTTTATGCTGACCTATGGCCGAAAGTATTTAGGTCGAAGTATATGTTTCATCATGTATTCAGGAGAGGTGACCTACTCTTTATGGACCAATTACACACAATACATAGGAGATCGCCGATACACTTTATGGACAGAATGTTATGGAGGACAGCGTTTGACTACTCAAATATTAAATTTTAGTGATGAACAATTAAAAGACTTAGCTGAAGAACTTATTGCAAAGGGCCATGTTATACTTTACGATCAGGTTATGACCATGGATCAATATGTTGAAGTGTGTAATCGCATAGGTAATTGTGAGTATTATAATTACTTTATGAATCCACCTGAAAGGCCAGAGATTAGTTTTGTGTCAGGTGAGAGAGATGAGAACGGTAAAGTCTTAGGTGTCTTTGGTGATAGCGAATTACAGTGGCATGCAAATGGTGTAGCTCGTCATAAGTTTGACCAAATAATTGTATCATTATATTGTGTAGAGGAATGTATAGACACAGTGCTTTCTATATGTAATCAATGTGATGCGTTTGCTGAATTATCTGAAAGAGATAAGGAAAGATTTAGAAAGATTGATATACAGCTTGATGATAAAGAAGATGCTATATATAAAATGTCTGACCATGATTTACCTGATCATCCAGCAAGAGAACGTGAAATTAAAACTGGCGCTGAATTTTATAAAGAAGATGTAGATAGACGGCCTTTAGTAGGTAAGCATCCGATAGATGGTAGAGAATATTTATATTTTATGGTACCATATATAGTTGGTGCATTTGAGAATGGAGAACGAATTAATCATGAAGCTTTATATGAAGAACTATGGGAAAAGTTATTTAATTCAAGAAATATGAAACATCATGTATTTAGGAAAGGCGATTTATTGCTTATGGACCAGTTACATACAACTCATAGGAGATCGCCCGTTAAAAGAAAAATAAGAAAATTATGGAGGTGTGCATTTGACTATTCAAATATCGACTTTACCTAGAGATAGACTTAAGTGGGAACTAACTAAAACCCAAATAGCAGGTCATAGTATATGGTATGACCAAGGATTAGATGCTAATGGTTTAACAGAATTCATGAATTCAATTGGTGAATGTGAATGCCCTGACCTATTCATGAACCCTAAGAATACACCTGAGATCTTTATAGTCACTGGTAAGAAGGATAAGCATGGTAAGAAGCTTGGCATGTTTGGTGATACTGAACTTGGTTGGCACTCTAATGGTAACTCAAGACACAACGTTGATAAAATATTAATTGCTTTATATTGCGTTGAAGAAGATGATAATACTTGTTTGTCTATATGTAATACAACTCGACCATTCCAGGCTTTAACAAATGAACAACAAGAATACTATAGAGATATTACAATTAAACTCAAATTTAAAAATAATACTATATATAATTTAGAAGAAGGTGATCCAGAATTAGAATTCATGGAAGCTAGCAAAGGATCTATACGTAAATTAATAGGTAGGCATCCACATACTGGCCAAGAGTATTTCTATTTTCCATATCATTTTATAGAGAGAGTTTGGTATAAGAAAAAGAAAATTGATGGTAATAAACTTATACAAGAGTTGAAGCAGGTTATATTTAAATCACAATACCAAACACATCACATATTTAAAAAGGGCGATCTATTATTAATGGATCAATTTACTTCGTTACATAGGAGGACTCCAGTGTATGACAATAATAGATTACTATGGAGAGTTGCCTGTGATTATAGGAAGATAATGTGAAAAAAATAGTTGCTGTAGCATTTAGTTATGCAGAAAATTCTATGAACATGAGAGGCTTAACCCTCATGGATGAATTGTTATTTTTTGATGGCCAATATGATATGAATGATTTTAATATGCCTCTTTGTAATTCAAATAAATCAGATGGAAATGTTCCAGAAGGTGTGAATAAATTCATAAAGGTTATGAGAGATGCTGACATATTAGTGTTTGCTATACCTGAAGCTACAGGACATTATGCGGCTGCGTTCAAGAATGCAATGGATTGGTTAATATGTGAGTCTAAGTTTAATAGTGATATTGCAGTTGATGGTGCATTTTATAATAAACCAGTATGGGTTGTAACATTCACTCCTGTGATTCCCGCGGTAACTCCGGGTGAAAGTTATGAGATAGGTGCTGGAGGCCGACACTTTGAGATGACAAGACACTTATTAAATGAGAAGATGGGTGGAGCTGTGCACCAAGAGATGTTTGTATTTAATGATGGATGGCAATATTGCAGACCAGGAAATGTTGATTGGGTAAGAGATGCTTGTAATGAAATACTAAGAGCAATAGATTTTGATCCTGGTGAAAGGGCACCATCATATTCTATGAAGGATAGACCAGTAAAGTGGCTTAAACGATACGAAGAGTGGGATGCTTCATGGAAGGAATAGCCGAATACATTAATGTCGATTATAATAAAGAGTATCTAATACGAAAGCATAACGATGCGCGCGGTGCACATGGTAAAGAGTATATCGAATGTGGAACCGAATCTCATATCCTTAGAGATAACCCAGACTATTACAGACAATGGGATCATATACTTACAATCATGTGTGGTGTTCATATAGGTATGTGCGAACATGGTACAGGTTTTAATTTAAATGGAACTCTAAAAGCCGGGGTACCGCCCCATATAGATTTTGATGATAGAGAAGGTAATGGATTTAATTTATTATTACCTATGTTTGGTATAGCTAAGATTAATATATACGAAACCATACCTAGTCAATTAGAATTTAGACATGGCATGACCCATTGGAATATGTTACAAGATAAATATCCACCAAGAAAGATAGGTGAAATAGTTGTAGATAAGCCTGTCTTATTAGATACAATGTACTTACATGATGTACAAGTAATTGATGCGCCTCGCGCAATATTTTGTGTTGCTTGGAGAGGTATAAATAAGACATATAATGAATTTAAAGACCATGCCGAAAAAACACTTACCTGATCCAGAAAAGTATGAGCTAGGCGAGCCATATAACCATCTAGGAATACCATTCCCAAGGTTACCTGCTACCTTTGAAAAGAATTCAGTTCCATTAAAAGAAGATTACAAAATGAGATCTATGGATTACTTAGATACTCCTGAAGCTTATTCGTTATTTGAAAAGCAAGCTGACCTTATAATTGAAAATGGTTGGAAGGGTATTATTGATGTTGGTTGTAGACATGGTCCAGTAGTTGATATATTAATGGATAAAGGATATACTGATTTCAACTATATGGGATTTGATACATCTGCTCAACCTATTGAATATGCTCAAGAGACATGGCAAGAGTTTGATAATATAGAATATCGTGTTATGTCTTGGAATGAATTTGCGCCAGCTGGTGCAAGCAAAGGTCATAAGCAGCTTGGTCAAAACAATAAGAAAGAAACTGATGAGGAATGGTGGTCTAGAGCCGGTGTTAAATTCAAAGTAGACTTCCATGTTGATGTTATGATATGGTCAGGTGTTTTATTATATGAACCAACATATCATTTATGGTTCTTTCATAATATGCATAATGCGTATGGTGCACAAAATGCAATTATACAAGAACCTTTAAAAGACCAAAGGCCAGAATGCTGGAGAGAAGATTTAGAATTAAATACTATTGAGCATAGACTTCATATGTATAAAACTAAATATTATGAATATGAATCTTGGGAATTTGATTTAGATATATTTAGTGGTAGAAGAATAATATCACGTGTTAAATTATGGGAGGATGGTGATTCTAAATGGGAAGATTGGGTAGATACTCATGGTCAGCTAGCCGCTAATCCACACACTGAGATACTTCCATCAGGCTATAAAGTAATACCATATATATTTCGAGGTAAATTAAATTTTGAATTAAGCCAAAGGGATCAGACTTTATGTCAAGTAGCTTTAGAGAAAATGTTTAAAGAGAGACATAGTCATAGGTTAGCAGATAATTATAGCAGAGATAAATTGCATTTAGGCAAGATGTATATGTACAACTTTGTATTTGATGGTGATGAACCAGTCTTCTGCTCGGGTGTACAAAATGTTACTGATAAAGTTGTTAGAGTATTCTCTAGATACTTTGCTTTTGAAAAGTATAAGACAGATGGCACCACACTATTAGAGAAGAATGACAACTTTGAAGAATTACAATATGCTATGCATTGGATCCGTGATAGAATTATATTTTGGAGTAGAGATAAATCTCCTAAGTTCTTTGAAAGGTTAAAAGTTAAAAATGAATTGTTTTCAGAGTGGATTGTACATCCTACAAAGATTAATATAATCTATCCTAATAATGAACAATATATATTTTATACACCAAAGGTTCCAGCTGAATGGTGGAAAAATGGTAACTATGATGGATTTTTTAAATGAAGTTCTATGTTAACGGCACCCGTCGAGGGTTAGGCAAATATATCTATGATAGATTGAATGTAGTCGAGTCTCTTGAAGAATGTGATGTATTCATTAATTGTAAGCATGATGGATTCCTTCAGGTGGACTTATTATATAAAGCTTGTGAATTAGGCAAGAGAGTTATCAACATAGGTTCATATGCATCTGACTGGATATTCCATCCACAACAAAAGAAATATACTTATGCTATTGAGAAGAAAGCATTAAGAGATGCTAACTCACAATTGTTTGATAATGGTTATAATACTACATGTTTAAACTTAGGTTATTTGGATAGTGAGAGTGTAGAACATATCACATCAAATAAGATGACACATAGATCTGTTGTAAATAATATTGAATGGATACTCACACATCCTCATCGTGTAAAAGAAATAACTATAACACCTAATGAATCAAAGAAAGAAAATAAGTACAATGACCAGGTCGTTAAAGAAATAGGAACTCTAGCATATGATGAACGTATAACAATATCAGATAACCTACGTGACTATTCAACCATGTATGCTAACTGTTATAAACAATTACACCAGTTCGGTCAATATGATTTAGAAAAGGTTAGAGCTGAAGTAGCTGTGTTATTAGAGGCACATGAATTACATGATAATCAAATTATGTTACAATCATTGGATGGTAAAGACTTCTATACTGGTATCACTCAAGTAAGTAAGATCCCTGAGGGTATAGTTGAGAATGATTTTGATAAGCTCAACGTTCATGAGGATTCAGAGATAGCTAGATTCATAAATGATTTAGGTATAACAAGGGCAAGATTACTTGTCTTACCTGAGAAAACTTGTTATACATTCCATTTTGATCCGACTTCACGAATACATTTAGTGGTAAAAACAAATGAATGGGCCTTTATGGCTGATGAAAAGTGGAGATTATTCCATATGCCTGATGATGGTTATCCATGGTATGTTGACACTACATATCCACACACCGCAATTAACTCAGCACTTGAAGACCGCATACATATAATGGGTCGTGCACCGCAAAAACCTTATAAATAGAAATATGATTGAGAAAATACTAGCGGGGACTCTCGCACTTTCGGTAGGTGGATGTAGCATGTTAGGCGGTTTCAACGCACTAGATCCCAAAAACCTTATTAAGACAGCAGCAACAACTGGTGTCACATACGTAATAGCAGGCCCCTTAGCAGCCGCGGGCAATGCTGCAACATCTATAGCAGTTGATTCAGTTCTACCTGATGACAAACCTGCAATAGGTGATATTGAGGCTGGAAACGAAGAACAATTGAGGGCATATATGTTTCAAAACCTAACACAAACAGTACTATACGCGGTAATCGGATTCTTAATATTTACTAATGTTGTTGGACCATGGGCTGCACAGCGTAGAGCAAAGAGAAAAGCTGAGCAAGTAGCAGAAGACCAACGTCGTAAAGATAAATATGACGCCATGAAAGCTGAATTAACTGCGCGTCGAAATAAAGAATAGTATAAATATACTTGTAAGTAAGCGAGAATATCGAAATAGTCAGTAACACGGAGAGACACTCCAGATGGATCGGTTATGATTGCAATCTTACGTTTTTTTTAACTTAAGGAGAAGTATATGTTTAGACAAATGATTAAGAAGTCTATCCAAAAATCTCAGCATTGCAATCGCAACTGGGATTTAACACAAGAGATGCCTCAGGCAGATATCGATCTTATGATTGAAGCTGCTACACAGTGTCCTACTAAGCAAAACCTTAACCACTATAAAACCCACGTAATAACAGACCGTGCTATAATCGAACAGATTGAAGCTGCGACTGCTATTCCTGATTTTGGTTCTGAAGACAATGACTTCAGAGGCTATGATGGCGTTCAGGGTTATGATGGAGGTTTTGGTCCAACTAACTCACAACTATCTGCTCATGCAGTCTTCGCGTTTGTTGAAGATGAGCCATGGCAAATGGGTGAGGAAGTTCGTGAGCCTTCAGAGTCTATTAAGACTATGCATGGCAAAACAGGTGACGGCAAATTGGCTGAGTCTTATAAAGAAGACAGAGACCAAGCTGTTGGTATTGCTGCAGGATATTTAAACCTAGTATCAACTATGATGGGTTATTCTACTGGTTGTTGCAAGTGTTTTCATATGGACAAAGTTAACAAAGCATTGGGAGTACCGGAAGGTAAGAACACTGTATTGTTAATGGGTATTGGTATTGCTGATCCTAGTCGTCAAAGACAGGAACATCATTCTGATGCAAGCTTTAGCTTCGGTTCTCATAAGAATATGAGAAAGTTCGAAACTCACTACGCTTAAACAGTAACACAAAGCCAGCTTCGGCTGGCTTTTTTTTTCTCTATAAATAATAATATGAATCATATCACTAGTCGTAATATAGATAAGAAAGTACAATTAAAAAAGTTAAAAGAAAAACTACATGTTGCTGGACATGATAGAAGCAACAAAAAAGTTAACATGGTAAAAGCCTTAAAAAATTTAATAAAGAGGGAAAAAAGAAAATGATACAAGCATATGACGAAACTTGGCAGTTCTATATTAGACAACTGACTCTAACTTCGAGACGGCCGTTTGTTCAACCTTATCCTATCATTCGTAGTTTATATGATTTTTTAAAAAGCACTGGTGATACCCCTGTATTAGATATTGGATGTGGAGAAAATAATCTAAAGCATTTCTTTCCTAATATAGATGGCATGGACATGACATGCGAAGCTGATATAAAATCTTATGTTGATAGCCAATCCTTTAAAGACATACCTAAATATAAGTATGGCGTTGCAGTAAATGTTATGAACTGGCCAGATGGAAATACTATCGACAGTAAAATTAAATTAGCATTATCAAAATGTGATAAAGTGTGGTTCAGCATGAATGACTTGCCTTCTTTAATAATGCCAATAGAAGAATATAAAACAAAAGAAGCTTGGGAAAAATATGGTAAAGTAGAATCTTTTTGGCATGGTCAAGATCCAGAAACCAAAAAAGATATTCGTGACTATTTAGAAAATGATCTCCTGTATTCACAAATGATGAAAATGCCACATAGAGATGGAGTCCAAGCAACGATGGGCTTAACGCAACTCCAACAGGATGTTGCAGAGATCTATACTAATGCCGTAGACCATGATGCATATTATGGTGTAGTTCGTGTATTAATAAGTGCAGAAAAAGATTAAAGGCATTCCACCCCATAGTAAATTTCCGTGTAGTTGTGGACGTTCACCTACTGGTAGATGTTGTGGCTGGCATAAGCTAACAGAAGAAGAATATATGATTAAGTTTAAAGAATTTAAAGAGCTCGATAAATTTCAATAATATCTTCCTTACCCTTCACTTTAATATCACCAATCTTTCTAGAGTTATGGAACATATCAGGCGGAAGCTGGTCTCTTGTCATAGAGGAATATATAGTTGGATATTCTGAATAATCTCCCCTACCTGCTGTTGCTTCTAGTCTTGCTGCTAGATTAACTGCATCACCTATCACACTAAAGTCAAATCGAGTTGAGCTACCCATATTACCGATAATTGCTGGACCAGAATTCACACCTGTACCAACATTGATATCAGGTAAGCCTCTATCCTTATATCGTTGTTTTAGTTCTAATGTCTTTGCTTCTATTTCAACAGCGGACTTAACAGCCATCTCAGCATGATTAGGCATATCAAGTGGTGCACCAAACACTGCCATAATACAATCACCCATAAACTTATCGACCATACCACCATTAGCCAATATAATATTAGTCATCTCATCTAAGAATTCATTGACAAGAACTACTAACCCTTCAGGGTCATCATTGTTCTTATAGAATTCTGAGATAGGTGTGAACCCTATAATGTCCATAAACAAATAAGACATATCCTTTCTAGCACCACCTAACTTAAGTAGATCAGGATTCTTTTGTAGTTCTTTGACTTGCCTTGGATCTAAGTAGTGTTCGAACTGTTTCTTGATCTGTTGCTTCTGCCTAAACTCTAATATGAACCTATTAAATGTGGCATGGAATCCTACGATAAAGAATGTCAACAAGGCCCACGTGATATCTACAAGAACTAATTGTGTACTAAACATATATTGGAAGTAATACAAGGCCCCTGCAAATGTACCTATAAGTGATAGACCAATAAACCAGTATGGCAAAAATCTTGTGATTAGAATGATAGCAATACCTAATACAAGACCCGCAAGCAGTTCTATTAAAGGGTCATACCGCTTTATTGTTTCACCATCTAGGATTGTTTGGAGAGTCTGTGCAGATATAACATAGTCATATTGTTCACCTACTGGTGTTGCAACAACTCCACTTAATCCCTCTGCTGTCATAGCTATAATCACTGTTGTACCCGCAAGCGGCGTGAAGTCTTCAGACGCAGCACTCA